CTCAGCTGGTTTACAGAATTTTGAGCAACAGATTCAAGTCCCTTGGGAAGCTATGGAGAACCCTCTCCAGGAAGCTATGCAAATCTTACGCGAGTATGAACAATACGCTGATCGCCCCGAACAGCAGTTCTTGCTCGCAATACGTTCTGCCCAAGTTTCTGGTAAGACACCCCTTTGGTCCCACTCTGTGTGGGCTATGCTTCGTGAAGCTCGTGCTGGTGCAACTGGTGTTGCTATAATCGTCACTCGTAACGTTGCTGAATTCGTTTCAGCAGCTGGACAAAGAGTGATGGTTGGAGCTCGTATGGTTGACAATATCTTTGCTGGAGGTGCCCTTACCTTCATAAAAAGCGCTTTCACAGCCGTTGTTGGAGTCGTTTCGGTCTTCTTTGTGCTTAAACTGATTTTTCGTAAGAAAAAGAAAATTAATGCTCAGTCATATGATCGGAAAGACAAGAAAGAACGTGGTGAGAACCGCATGGAGCGTGATTTTGTTGAGAAACGAAATCGTGGTCAGAAACACGGTGAATACGATGATCGAGACACTATGCGTGAAAATCGCAGAGAAACTCGAGAAGCTGAGAATAAACAGTCGTGGGATCGCGCTTATGCTATCCATGATCGTGGTGTAGAGGGCTACGTTATGCCTAGCCGAAACTACTACCAGGTCCTTTCGCAAGGTCCTGATGAGATTAATCGCAAGATTCAATCGGCTCAGTTTAAGCTCACGCTTACTCTACCTAAAGGTCCCCCTCGGGTTATCTTCGGTCTTGGAGTTTTCTCTACTCTAGCAATTCTCCCAGCACACTTCTTCACTGCTCGCAGTGCTGATGGACACGCTGGAATCATTGAAGCTGACCTCCCCATGGTTTTTGAAAGAGGACCCATTGTTCTCAATTTGCGCTATAACCACAGGAATTTGATTCATGTTGTTAATGAAGGAAAACGCCTTGATTTGGTAGCTTATGACTTTAAGCTTACTATACCATGTTTTCCAGACATCCGCACCCACTTCTCTCCTCTTGAGTTACAGAAGCAAAACCCCACTGCTACAGTCCTTTTCAATCGTGTTGGAAATGAAACAGAAGAGTCTAGAGCGTCTATGGTTCTTGAAAAAGAATTCTACACTCATGACAATGATGATTCAAAGATTACAGAAATGTATGTCACCAACTATTGGTCTTATCCACCAAAGAAAGCTGGAGATTGTGGTTCCGTTGTGTACTGTCCTATCATGCGTTCCGTAATTGCAATGCATACTGCGACTATCTACAATGGTAGTGTTGGTTCTGCTGGTATCGGAGTGAATCTCAATTCTGAATTGATATCTCGCTTCGTCGAATCCCGTGAAACTGTCGTTAAAGCCCAACAAGATTGGCCTTGCTTTCCTGCTGAAAGTGACCCTTCTCTTAATGTGGGTGATAGCTATCTCTATGGCTATCTTGAAAATGTCCCTTTTGTTCCTAGCAAAACTGACTATCAGAAGCTTGCCTACCTTGGTGAGTCTTGGTGCCCCGAAGGCATTTACGCTCCTCGAGTCCTTGGTCCAAAACACCCCGTTAACCCTGGTGTCCCTACCAAGGATATCATGAACCGGGCTTTTGCCAAGCTCTGCAGGACAGTTAAACCTTTCCCCCAGAAATATGTTGATGCTGCTGTTGAGGATGTTAAGGATCTTATGTTTACATTTGAGCCTTCGCGCCCTCCCCAGCTCCTCAGCATGCAAGAGGTGATCAATGGTGGTCTTAAGATGCTTCGTGGCATTCCTATGCTCACCTCTGCTGGTTACCCTTACACCCTGGAGAAGCCCCCTTTTGCCAAAGGGAAGAAATGGATGTTTTCGGAACTACCTCCCCGTGAGGTTGTTTACCAACCACTTCTCGACGATGTCGAGGAGTCGGTTTCTGATCTCAAAGAAGGTATTGCTCCCTGTTGGATTGCTGATTATAATTTGAAAGATGAACTTGGTTCGATGTCTAGGGTCATGAGCGCCACAACCCGTGGTGTTAATGCTTCCTCTACATCTGAGACCATGGTCTTCAGACAATACTTTGGTGACTTCATCAGTTTTGTGTATGAGCACCCCATTGATCTGGAGTGTTGTATCGGTATGAATGTCTTCAGTGATCAGTGGCAGCACCTAGTCAAAACTCTCCTCAGAGTTTCTGACCAAGGTTTTGCAACTGACTATACTGGACATGAGACCAATTCTACCCCACAAATGATGCAAGCTTTCGCTGAGATTGCAAATGCTTTCTATGCTCGTAACCCCAATACGACTAAAGAAGATCAAGACATACGCAGAAGACTGATGTACTCAATGGCTTTTCACAAAGTCCGTTTGAAGAAAGCACTCTACGTGTTGTTGGGTCACCTTATTTCTGGTTCAGTTCTCACTGGACTTATTAATAGTATTGTGACCATGTTGCATTGGCGTATAGCCTTTCAGATCCTAGCCGGCCAAAATGACCCTGAGTTCGAGAGTCTGACAAACTTTCGACGCTTAGTTCGTTTAGTCGTTTATGGAGATGATAATGCTTCGGCAGTTGCTCGCAACATACCTTGGTTTAATCCTCTTGCTATTTCTGAGTGTCTTGGTGAGTATGGTATTGTTTTGACTTCTGCTGACAAAACTGCTATTACTGACACCATGCAACCGGTACTTGATTTGGAGTTTTTGAAATGTTCGACTTATGTCAACGATGATTCGCCAGTCCCTGGTGTTCGCTTTTTCCCAAAAGTGGACGAGAATTCCATAATCAAATCTTGTTCTTGGTGGGGCTCCACCCTCACCCATGATCAAGCTGTTTTTGGAATTGGAAATGATAGTCTTTGTCGAGTCTGGCCTTCTGGCCCCGATGTCTTCAACATGTGGAGACATAGAATTTGGGCAGTTTGGAAGAAAATTGGCATTCAGGATGCTCCCATCTCGTATGATGGTGTTCTGAAACGCTGGCTCAGAGATGAGATGCCTTCTTGGTGTTTTATCGATGAGGCTGATGGTTATGAGTCTCGTACTCCTATTCATCAACCAATAATTCACATTCGCGCTCAAATGCTTCAGCCTGAAGCAACCCCAGTCGATAGCAAGCCTGCTGTCGAAGTCCTTTCGGCTCCTGAGGACAAGAAGGATCCAACTCCGGAACCTTATCAGGATACTACTGCTAACGTTGTTGATCTGCTCAAAAGGTTTCATCCCGTAGCTTACTTCGATAATCCCAGTGATTTTGCTTTTCCACTCGCTAATTTGTTTACACGTTTGGACAGCCCGTCTGTTCCTCCGTCCCTTATAACATATTTTGCTCGAGCCTATCGCAGATTCATTGGTAACATTCGATTCAAGGTGATTTCGTCTGAAGAGGGCAAGTACTTTTACAGTGCTAGTTATTCTTCGGGCCCAGTTGCCCAGAAAAGAGTTCTCTATCGAGCTTCCGCCACCACAATGGAACCAGGCCCAGTTGCTGTTCAACGAGGAATTTTAGAGGTCCAGACCCCTTTCCTCACGAACTATAACTCCGTTGTAATTCCTAGTGCTTCTAGCGAAGCCACCAATCCTTGGTGTAATTTTGGATACGTTGTATTTTCCGGTCTTGCTGACAAAGGAGTCATCTATGCTGCTCTTGGTGATGGTGCTAGGTTCTTTGAAATGTATCAGATCCCGCGGTTGAAGCTTGTTGCAAACAACTTTCCCCATTTTTCTGAAACCCCTTTTGATTTACCCCAGTACATCTACCTGAACAATTCCCCTGCTGGTTTTGTTCCAGATTATAACCAAGAAATCTTAGATTCTCTTAATGTCATTTCGGCCGATGTGCTTCCCGCTACAAATGGTCCTTTCACTGCTTTGAACTTTGAATCTAAGTATGCATCTGATGTGTTCTTGCGCTCTCTGGGCTACGGTATTAAGGCTTCTCAGCCTAGAAACTATTTGTCTGGAGAGTTTGGTGAGTTCGACGTGAATTGGCCCGATGTCTGGGCTGTTCGCAACCCAAGCACTATCTCCGAGCATGGAACGGTCACAGCTTTTCCGAACACTGGCTGGAATTTCGATTCCGTGTCAGGCCGAGTTGATTTTATCAATGAGGAAGGTCAACCTGAAACTTTTGGAACTTCATTCCAAGTTTTTCAGATGGGAGTTCCTAGCTTCCGTAATTCGATGTCACCACAAGTTCCCTTGGACGTTTTCTATATCCGAGGTCCTTCACCAGCAACTATGTTGCCAAAAGTTGGCCCACCCCGAGCTGCTTTTGGTGATATTCCTGCTAGGTGGCTTGTGTCGATCAATCCTAATTGGTCCATCGGCATTGCCCCTGAAGAGTTTGTTGAAATTCATGAAGAGAAGAAAAGCCAACCACCACTTCCTGTCAGACACCGTGTGCGTGCCCAATCCATGGGTATGAACATGCCAATGCAAGAAGTGACGGTTTCAGCTGGATCTCTCCCTAATGATGCTAAACTCATCACAATGGGCGAGGACAGCCCAAATTTAACAGAAATTGTTGGTAGGAAGCAATTCCTCAACACCAGTTTCTGGTCCGCTTCACAAGTTCAAGGTGAGATCATTGGTTCCTACTCAGTTCCTTTTGACCTCATAAATTCTAAAGCTATGAGACCTGCTTTTGCTGGTTCAATTTTCTGGCGAGGCACACCCCGTGTCACGCTACAGTTGCAATCTACGAATTTTGTCTCAGGTGCTTTGATCGTAGTTTGGTGTCCACTCATGGATGCTGCCGAAGCTGCTAACACCTATGGTGGTAGATTGGCTAGCGCCAATATTGCCCGTCACATGATGTTGTTCCCAGGTAATGATCCCACCATAGATTTCGAAGTTCCCTTCGTCTATCCGGCTTCTCACTTGGACACTCGTTCCAGGAATTCTCTTGGAACTTTGATTGTGATGGTTCACAACAGATTAAGACTTGGTGATAACGCTCCAGTGAGTTCTGTCGCTCTGACAGCCTATGGATCATTTGTCAACAATGAATTTGCAGTTCTGAACCCAAAAACGGTGGTTGCACAAGGTGGCATTCAGTCGAAAGTCATCAACTACAACCTTGAGCATGTCATGAATGCTAGCATTGATGCTGGCAACACTGCAGATTCGTTTGCTGGTGGTGCCACTGATGTGAAAGCTCCCATGGACAAGCCCAACGTGGGTTTGAACCCACCCCCTATAATTATTCGACAGGTACCGAATCTTTGTAACAAAACTGGCATTGAGTATGCCCAGTACCTTGACTTGACAAGTGCAAGTCTTCCTATAGTCCCTGTGAGTGTAACAGGCCTAGCTCAAGATGAGATGTCATTGCCTATGATGTTTCGTTCCCGAAGTTATGTCAATACATTCCAGGTGACTGGAACCAACTTACCTAACGATGTTTTATATGTGGGCGATCTCTGCCCATGCTCAGAGT